GGACTTTCAAGAGTTTGTCTTAGACAAAACCGCAGAGATTCTTCGCGTTCCATTAAACATGTGTGATGCTGATTATACATACTTGTTGTTTTCTGAGACTAACGTCTTTAGCGGCATTCAGTTTAGGAATATACAGTTCAGGAACGATGGAATGATTAATTGCGTTAGTTTAGTGCGATTTGGGGCAACCCAATTCTCATATTCTTTGCGCAGTGTTTCGAAATCATTAGTATCCGTATTAGTGATTTTACAAGATACTCCCAAGTATTCCAAACTTAAGTGGTCTAAAAAAGGTATTAGAACGATTCCTTTTGCTAGTGATAGATTAAAGTACTTTGATTTTTTTCAACATCATATTCCACGCCCCAAATTTTCTGAAACAGATAGTAAGTCAGTAAGTGCAGACGAAGATATTACTGTACCTGTCTTTTCTGAAGATGAGCAAGGATTACCTGAGATATCTAAGAAAGTGACCTATCAAATGGGTGCCACTTTCCTCCAGAGAAGCATTAAGAACCTCATTAGTGGCCCAGTTACTGAAGTTATAGATGAGGCTGTAGAGAACTCTTTGGAAAAAGTTGGTAAAGTTGCTGACGATTTTGTCGATGTTGCTTTATTGACTGCAGCGGGATATGGTCTTGGTGAATTCTTATTCGGTAAGTACTCTGGTGATGAAGCTTTCGTAGCTAGAGGAGTGACCAAGTTAGGAGCAGCCGGTATCGTTTTTGCTGTTAAAACCGTTTGGAAAAACCAGGACGGTTTAGGTTCGCTACCTATTGAATTTACCCCGGAACCCTACTTCTGGGAAACTTTCAAAGGTCTCTTCGAGGGTTATGATATTTCTAAAATCAAGAAGAGATTAGATTTACTCACCTCTCTTGACAGAGCATCTACTACTTTATTAAAGGTGATGATGTGGGTTTTTGACAATTTAAATAGGGTTTGCCAATACCTTTTCTCTGTCGACATAGTACCTAGATCTTTTTTGACTAGTTGCGTGTCTCAAGGAGAGATTCGAGAATTTTTAGATAGAGCGCAGAAGTTTGCAGATCATATTTATGATGGTTCCAAGATAGCAAGTGCGGATAGTTATACCACCGCTACTCAGCTTTACATCGAAGGATCCAGGCTTTTGGGAGGGTCCCATAAAGACGCTGTCGGAAGATCTCTGTTAAATTCTCTTTTAGAAAAAATTTCTTCTATCAAAGCGAATCTCGGTTCTATGGATCCGTCTGTTGGCGGTACTAGAGTCGAACCCGTGTGTGTTATGTTCAGAGGAGGTCCCGGAGTGTTTAAAAGTAAATTAACTTTACACACTGCGGAATATCTTAGAACTACATACTCCAATGACCCTGCAAAGAGACCTTATGTTTATAATAGGAATCCAAGCCAGGTCTTTTATGACAATTATGTCACTGGGACCAAGATTATGATCATGGACGACTTTGGTCAGTCTGTTGATGTCCCGGGTCAGAATGAGAGTGAGTGTATGTCTTTCATTAAGATAGTCAACACTGTTCCCTGTATGTTAAATATGGCCTCTCTGAATGACAAAGGTAGAACTTACTGTCAAATAGACTATTGTTTGTCGTCTACTAATTTAGTGGACTTTAGACCTAATAGCATTGTCAGTAAGGGTGCTCTTGATAGGAGAATAAACTTTGACGTTATAGTCTTCCCCAGAGAGGAATATTGTGAGAACCCCTCGGATGATATGATGATAAGGAAGTTAGATAAGAGCGCCTGCCCAAAGC